TGAACTCCGTCACGCAGGCTTCGTCGCTGATCGACGCTTTCCGGGGTGTTGATTTTTCGGATTTCAGGCAAGCCCTGGCAGCCATCCAGAGCGTAGGGCGGCGCTGGATCACCCTTGGGCGCTAAGACATGGCCTACAAGGACTGCAGGAACTGGGAGAACATCGAGCGGAGGCACTTTCCCGGTGCAGGCGTCTACGACATCCCGCAGTTATCGCCGGTCCGCTTCTCCGGTGAGTGTGCTTTTATACCCTTTTCTGACGCAGCTCGCAGGGACGGCCCCGGGCTGGGCGTTCATTTTTTCATCGACGACTACAGGTTCAGCCGTGTCTGGACCGCCCCGGACCGATACTGCCAGCTTCTGGCGCGGTTCGACTGGGTATTATCCCCGGATTTTTCGATGTTTACCGACTTCCCGCGGGCGATTCAGATCTACAACAGCTATCGCAAGCACTGGGTGGGCGCCTATTGGCAGACGGCAGGCATCCGGGTGATCCCGACGATCTCCTGGAGCACGCCGGACAGCTACGCCTGGTGCTTCGATGGTGATCCTGTTGGAGGCACCGTGGCCGTGTCCAGTGTAGGCACGCAGGCAAACGCCGAGAGCAAGGCGCTGTTCCTCAGCGGCTATCTGGAGATGGTGCGGCGCCTGCAGCCGGAAAGCATCATTTTTTACGGCGGCGTGCCGAAGGAGTGCACGGGTAACATCGTGCGGATCCGGGCTTTTACCGACAAATTCCACCAAGCAGTCTGCGAGGGATAGACATGACCTACCCAATTACACCTGCCTACCTGGAGGGACAGCCGGAGAAGGTTGCGGCACTGTTCCGCGGCCTGGAGGAGTTCGTCCTCCGCGACATCTGCGAGCGCTTCCGGCTCTCCGGCACAGCCACCAACACCGCCATCGAGCAGATCCGGCTTCTGCAGCGGCAGGGCTACAGCCTGGAGCGGATCGAGACGTACATCCGGGAGATGCTGGGCATCAGCCGGACGGAGTACGAGGAGCTGTACGACGACGCCATCGAGCGGAACCAAGCCTACTACGAGGGCGTGCTGACCCGCGACCGGCTCCTGGCAGCTGAGTTCGACGAGGGCGCCCTGCTGGAGCAGCTGGGGCAGATTCGGGAGCGCACCCAGAGCGAGCTGGAGACGCTGACCCGGTCCATGGGCTTCATGTACCGCGGCCCGGACGGCTCCCTTGCCTGGACACCCCTGGCGCAGACGTATAACAAGATCCTGGACGACGCCACCGTGAAGGTGCTCAGCGGCGCCCAGAGCTACGAGCAGGCCATCCGGGACGCAGGGAACAAGCTGGCGGCCTCCGGCCTGCAGGTGATAGACTACGAGACCGGCTGGCACAACCGCGCAGACGTGGCCGCCAGGCGCGCCGTGATGACGTCCATCACCCAGATCTCCGGACAGTACGGCGAGGCCATCGCCGAGGCGGTGCCGACGAAGTGCTGGGAGATCACCGCCCACGCCGGAGCGCGTGACACGCCGGGGCCGAACCCGTGGAGCAGCCACAAGGACTGGCAGGGGAAGGTATACAGCGAGGGCGGCGTGGACGGTTTCCCGGATCTCTACGAGGCCACCGGCTACGGCGAAGTGGACGGCCTGATGGGGATCAACTGCCGCCACATGCGCGAGCCCTTCTGGCCGGGCATCAGCGAGAGAGCCTACACCGACGAGGAGCTGGCGAACATCGACCCACCGCCCTGCGAGTTCGAGGGCAAGACCTACACGGCGTACCAGGCGACCCAGAAGCAGCGGGAGATCGAGTACGCCATGCGCACCGTCCGGCGGCGGCTGGTGGCAGACAGGGCCGCGGGAGACGACGAGAAGTTCACCGTGGACGTGGCCAAGTACCGGCGACTGGACGAAGAATACGCGAATTTTTCCCGTGCTGCCGGACTGCCGGAACAGCGGGACCGGATGTACGTGCGGGAGTTCAACAGAGAGACATACGAGGAAACCATGAGGGCAGAAAGAGAGGAGTAAAAACATGGCAACACATAACGGACCCGAGAGCAGACTGGCGCAGTACCTGGCAAAAATCGCAGGCGAAGACGTACCCACGCCAAAGCCGTCCACAGAGGCGGAGATCTACCTGAACAAGATCGCCCAGTCCGGCGGCGGCTCCGGCGGCGGTGGCGTGTTCGTGGTGAATGTGACAAGCGAGAACCTTGCAGATGTGTCAACTTACATCTTTGATAAGACATTTGCGGAAATGAAAGAAGCCGCTGTTGCCGGAAAGACGATTATCGCGTCATTTGAACACGAAAATAGTCTGGTGACCTATGATCCCGGAGGCCCTGACGAAGAAGGAGAAGAGTTTCCGGAAGCTATATATATGCTGGTCTCACAGTCATCCGTCAAACTACCGGAAATAAACTGCTTGTCGGTTCCTTTACGATCACACTGTTGTCAGACGAAACCTACGACAATTTCGGAGCCATGAAAGAGTATCAGATGACGCCCGCCACCTAACCACACCGCTCAAGCGACTCCGGGCGGGGGAAATGAGCAAAACGGAGCCGAAGGGCTCCTTTTTTGTTGGCCGACGGGCCTAAAACGGAAATACGCCGACGGGCGAAAAACGGAGGTTTTAACATGACAGAGAACACAGCGAACACCGCGGCCAGCACGGCAGCGGCGACAAGCACAGAGCCTGCAGCCGCTCAGACAGCTGCTGCGGCCCCAGCGTCTACTCCCACGCCGGTGACGGCAGCACCGAAAGCGGAGGACATCGCGTCCGCGCTCCTGTCAGCGCTTGAGAACCGCACCCAGCGGGTCGAGCGCAGCGTGGCGAAATCCTTTTCCGAGCAGTACGGGCTGTCAGAGGCGGAGATCGGCACGATCCTGGCACAGGCGAAGGCGCAGAAGGACGCGCAGCTCCCGGAGGCCGCAGTGGCCGAAATCAACAAACAGACCGAGCGCGCCAACCGTAAGCTGATCACCGCAGAGGTGAAGGCCCTGGGCGCCGACATGGGCCTGGTCGATCTGGACACCGCCATGCTGCTGATCAAGCAGGACGGGATCAAGGTGGACGACGACGGCAACGTGACGGGCGTTAAGGAGGCGCTGGAGGCCCTGCAGCAGGACAAGGCATTCCTGTTCCAGGCATCCGCGAACCAGCAGCAGGCAGCCGCACAGGCGGCCACAGCTGGCAGCGTGAAGGTGAGCACGGGCGCGAGCCTGGCAGGCGCGAAGGTCTACACGAGCAAAGACGACATTATGAGCATCAAGGACCCGGTGGAGCGCCAGCGGGCCATCGCTGAGAACATCCACCTGTTCCGCTCACAGAAATGAGAAAGGAATGATCTAAATGGCTGTTATTGCTAACACCACTACCACCGCCCAGATGAGCCAGCTGGCCGTCCGTGAGGTGGACTTCATCGAGCGCTTCCAGCGCAACTGGGACGCCCTGCGCGAGGTCATGGGCATCTCCAGACCCATCCGCAAGACCCCCGGCACCAAGCTGGCGGCCAACACCGCCACCATCACCCTGCAGTCCGGCACCGTGGCAGAGGGCGACGAGGTGCCTCTGAGCCAGGCCACCGTGGTGCCTGTGGCCTTCGCAGACATCGCCCTGCAGAAGTACCGCAAGGCGGTTACCGCTGAGGCTGTGGCCAAGTACGGCGCCGCTGTCGCGTCCCAGAAGACCGACGACGCCATGCTGGCGGAGCTGTACGGCAACGTGCTCTCCGCCTGGTACACCTTCGCCCAGACCGGCACCCTGACCGGCACATACTCTACCTTCCAGATGGCCGTCTCCATGGCGATCGGCAAGGTCAAGAACGAGTTTCAGAGCCTGCACCGCGACTACACCAACGTGGTCGTCTTCGTCAACACTCTGGATCTCTACGAGTACCTGGGCGCCGCGCAGATCACCATCCAGACCCAGGAGGGCGTGCAGTACATCAAGAACTTCCTGGGCGCTGAGACGATGATCCTGACCAGCGAGATCCCCCAGGGCACCGTTGTGGCTACCCCTGCGGAGAACATCGTGCTGTACTACATCGACCCCGCTGACGCGGATCTCCGCGAGCTGGGCCTGGAGTACACCACCGCTGAGAGCGAGATCAACCTGATCGGCGTGCACAAGGAAGGCAACTACGGCCGCGTCATAGGCGAGACCCACGTCCTCATGGGTATGGTCCTGTTCGCCGAGCTGCTCAACGGCATCGCCGTCATCACTATCGGCAGCAACCCCTAACCACCAAGGAGGCGCGGCATGACCGTATACGCGGATTATGAATACTACACCGGGACCTACGGCGGCACCGCGCTGACCGAGGAGGACTTCCAGCCCTGTGCCGTGCGCGCGTCCCTGTACCTGGACGAGCTGACCCTCGGCCGTGCAGCCGGCGCCGCCGACCTGGACGAGGTGAAGATGGCCTGCTGCGCTGTGGCGGAGCAGATCCCCGGACTGCAGCAGGCGGAAGCGTCTGCCGCCAGCTCCGGCGGCGCCGTGGCGTCCCAGAAGGTGGGCAGCTTCTCCGTGACATACCAGTCCGGCGCGTCCGCTCTGGCCGCGATCCGCGCGACCATGGCAGACGTGGCCAGGATGTACCTTGGCCGGACCGGCCTGCTGTACCGGGGGGTGCCGAGGCTGTGGGACTGATGTACACACCGCACACCGTGACGGTGATCAACGCTTACACCTCCGGCGGGGCGATGGCCTACGCGGCCACCGTCCTGTCCGGCGTCTTCCTGGACACGTCGCACAGCGCCCTGGCGCAGAGCCTTGGCGCGAAAGACGCGGACAATGCTGTGCTGTTCATTCCAGCAGATGTGACGGCGGCAGGGAAGACGTTTGCAACGCCGAAGGCATACGTGGCCGCAGAGGACAAAAGCGCGCTGTGGACGCTCCAGGAGGCCGGAGACAGCTCCGCGGCGGTGTGCTTCTTCGTCCGCGGTGAGGCGGAGGCCATGAGCTACAAACAGGCACGGGAGACCTACGACGACGTCTTCCGCGTCAAGACCGTGCTGGCGCGAGACTTCGGCAGCGCCGACATGCGGCACTGGGAGGTGCATGGCGTATGATCTACGTCCGTGTGGACTACTCCGGCGACGAGCTGGCGGCCGGGATCCGGAAAGCCAGCAGAGCGGCGGAAACCATACTGGCCACCCAGGTGCTGAAGGACGTCCGGAAGCTCATGCCGGCACGGACCAAGAGCCTAATCAACCGCTCCCACGTGGAGAAGGGGCGGGTGGTCGTGATCCCCGGACCCTACGCACGGTTCCTTGACGCGGGCAAGGTGATGGTGGATCCGGCGACAGGTTCCACCTGGGCGCCGAAATATGGCTTCAAGGTAACCACGGAGAAGGATCTGGTGATCAGCACGGCGGTCAACCCGTGGGCCACGTCCCACTTCGTGGACGCCGCCTTCGCGCTCAACGAGAAGCGCTGGCGGGAGATCGCAGAGAAGGCGGTGCAAAATGGACTATAACGATCAGAACCAGCAGAAGGCCAGGGTGCTGGTGTCGGCGGAGGAGCAGGCGCAGATCGTCCGCACGCTGCGGGCGTGGCTCAACAGCTCCCCGCCGGTGCAGGCGCTCAGCCTTGTGCTGGACTACGAATACCTGCCCGAGACCAAGGGCCTCACCATGACGACCTCACAGGGCGCCTACAAGACAGCCCAGTTCATCATGGGCGGCTACCGGGCGCAGTACAGCTTCCGGATCGTCTACCGATCCATCGCGGAAGACGCCGACGAGCGGATCGCCATGGACGAGGCCCTGAACGCCATCGGCGCCTGGGCAGAGACAAACGACCCGCCGGACTTCGGCGAGGCCATCCGCGTCCGGAGCATCCGGAGAGCGGACACAAGCGGGATCTTCGCACGCTACGACGACGGCGTGGAGGATCATCAAATTTCAATCATTTTCGACTATGAGGTGATATAAAAATGGCTGATTACACTTTCAACACCCCGGCCGGCCAGACCATCGCCCGTGAGCTGCTGATTGCCTACCTGAACACCGGCACGGCCTCCGAGCCTGTCTGGAGCGCCGTCGGCAAGCGCGTGGAGGACAGCTCCAGCGAGTACGACTGGCAGACCGAGACCAAGAAGGACATCCTGGGCAGCACCTACGGCACCATGAAGAAGCCCATCGTGACCCAGTCCTTCGAGCCCTGCGAGCTTGACGCCGGCGATCCGGCGCAGCTGGCCCTGTGGCAGATGGGCATCGTGGACCAGGACGCGCAGGCCCTGGCTTCTCAGGACATGCTGATCGTGCACTTCTACGCTACCCCCAGCGGCGGCGCCACCGGCGCCGCGTTTGCGGAGCGGTACGCATCCTGCATGATCGAGATCACCGGCGAAGGCGGCGAGGGCGGCGGCAACATCGGCATGCCCATCAACGTCACCTACGGCGGCGAGCGCACCGTGGGCACTGCCACCCGCACCGGCGGCGTGGTAACATTTACCCCCGCAGCGTAAGGAAGGAGATCTGAAAAATGGGTAACGTCATCAATTTTAGCACCGGTCTGGAGGAGTACGAGATCCCCGGACCGGGTGGCACCGTAAAGGTGCTCCTGAACCTGACCGACCTGGCCTTCATCGAGCAGATCTTCGACACATTCAACCGGATGGACGAGAAGCAGGAGGAATACTCCAAGGCCATTGAGGACGCCAAGGACACCAACAAGATCTTCGACGTCCTCCGGGGCATGGAGAAGGAGATGCGCGCCGAGATTGATGGCGTGCTGGGCGAGGGCACCTGCCAGGGCATCTTCGGGCGCATGAGCGTCTACGCCCTGGCCGACGGCCTGCCCCTGTGGGTCAACCTCATGCTGGCGATCATCGACGGCATGGACGAGGGCTTCATTCGTGAGAAGAAGGCCACCAACCCGCGGATCAAGAAGTACACCGAGAAGTACAAAAGAAGAGCAGCGGGGCGCTAATGTGCCCCGCTTATTTTTTGCATTATGAACTATGACCTTCCGACAAGCATCGAGATAGACGGGGCAGAGCATCCGATCCGGACAGACTTCCGGGCGGCGCTGGACATCATGGAGGCGCTGCAGGACCCGGAGCTGGACGACAACGAGAAGATCCTGGCCGCCCTGGACATCTTCTACCTGGAGGACCCGGAGACGCTGCCGGACCTGCAGACGGCCGTGGCGGCGCTCTACTGGTTCCTGGACGGCGGCCAGGACAGGGGCAACGACAAAGCCGGGCCGCGTCTGGTGGACTGGGAGCACGACTGGGAGCGGATCATCGCCCCGGTCAACCGTGTGCTGGGCTTCGACGCCAGAACCGTCAGACCGGACGCCGACGGTGGAGGCTTGCACTGGTGGACGTTCCTGGCGGCCTACATGGAGATCGGCGGCGACTGCCTGCTCTCCCAGGTGGTCCAGATCCGGGAGAAGATCAAGCGCGGGAAGCGTCTGGACAAGTCCGAGCGGGAATGGTACCGGCGCAACCGCAGCCTGGTGGACCTGCCCACCAACTACACCGACGCAGAGAAAGAGATAGAGAGACAATGGACAAAGGGGTGAGACTATGGCAGACGACAGAGCCATCCGGATCCCTGTCGATATAGACGACAAAGCCGCCCAGAAGGAGCTGCAGGCGCTGACGCGGCAGATCACCTCCATGGAGGGGAAGATCAACCAGAAGACTGCCAAGCGCAACGCCATCGCCGAGCAGCTCCAGACGGCACGCCAGGAGGCCGTCCAGGCGTACACCGAGGTGGAGCGGCTGCAGAAGGCCCTGGACGCATCCAGAGCCAAGACCAGCGGCAGGGACGCGACCGGGAACCCGACGCAGTTCGTCCAGGAGCTGGAGCGGCAAAAGCAAATAACCGCCGAGCTGAGCACGCAGGAGAAGATCCTCAGCCAGAAGGAAGCGGCAGCCATGCGCCTGGAGCAGCAGGACGCGCGCATGGTGGCAGAGATCGACGCGCAGAACACAGCGATGCAGGAGACGGAGCAGAAGGCCGCGGCGGTCAACGGACAGCTCCAGCAGCAGGCCAACAGGCTCTGGCCCCAGATCAGGGACAGGGCGCGGGAGGCGCTGCAGGGTGCAAACGGCAACTTCAACCGGAGCCTGAAGAGCCTGCTCCGGTACGGCTTCGGCATCCGGTCGGTCTACATGCTCTTCCGCAGACTGCGGACGGCGACCATCGAGGGTGTGAAAGCCTTCGCGGCCTATGACAGTGAAACACAGGCAAGTATAAACAACCTGAAGACGGCCCTTGGGCAGCTCAAGGGAGCATGGGCCGCAGCCGTGGCGCCGATCTTCAACGCCGTGGCCCCGGCCATCGAGTGGTTCATCAACCTGATCACGGCAGCAGCCAACGCCGTAGCCACCTTCTTCGCGGTGGTGCAGGGCAAGGGCTCCTACAAGAAAGCCGTCTACAACCTGGACGCCGTCGGAGAGGCCGCCAGCGGCGCGGCCGGGGACGTGGAGGAGCTGAAGAACCAGTTCAGCGGCCTGGACGAGATCAACACCTGGAACGCCGACAACGGCGGCGGAGGTGGTGGCGGAGGAGGCGGCGGAGGCTCCGGCAGCGGCCTGAGCTATGTCGATCAGGCCATCGACATGAACAGCCGGGCGGCACGGCTCGGCGACTTCGTCCGGGAGAATCTGGAGAGCGTTCAGGTCCTTCTGGACGTCTTCGGCTTTGCCCTGGGCGTGATCCTCCTGTGCTCCGGGAACATCCTGATGGGCCTGGGCTTTATGCTGTACTTCGGTTACCGAGGCATTAAAAACGCAACCGCAAACTGGGACGAGATCAGCAAGCAGCTCCAGGGAACGATGGGCAAAGTAATGGCCGTGATCGGCGGGGCGCTTCTGGCCATCGGTGCGATCCTGACATTTTCGGGCGTCAACATCCCGCTGGGCCTCGGCCTGATGGCGGCAGGAGCAGCCAGCCTTGCCACCGTCGTCGTGGCGAACTGGGGCTCCATCACGCAGAGCCTGGAGGGAACTCTGGGCGACGTGCTGACCGTAGTGGGCAAGGGCGCGGTCGCGATCGGCGCGCTGCTGGCCCTCAGCGGTGTGAATATCCCGCTGGGCCTGGCGCTTATCGCGGCTGGGATCGCGACGACCTTCGCGGTCAAGCAGGCACAGACCAGCGCCAAGGGCTTCCTGTCCAGCACGATCGCAGACCTGGCGGACGTGGTCAAGGATGCGGCGCTGATCGCCGGCCTGATCGCCATGGTGACCGGCAATGTGCCTCTGGGCGTCGCACTGCTGGCCATGGCAGGCATCAGCGCGGCGATCTCCGGGGCGAATAAGGGTGAGACCCTCAACGGCACCCCGGTGGCCTCCTGGATCGAGCAGAAGCTCAAGGAAGCCGCGGCGGCTGAGGACCTCAACACCTGGCTGAAGGACAACCCGGAGGTCGCGGACTATATGGACAGCAACCCCAACGCCTGGCTGCGGCTCCAGGAGCTCCGGGACGCCGGGCTGGAAGAGGCCGGCAGCGGCGGCACGACAGACGCTAACGTCTCCGTTGGTCTGGAGAAGAATACGACAAAGTGGAACAAGGACGCGGACACCGTGATCAAAGCCGTGAGCGCAGGCAGCCAGCTGGGCGCAGCGCGCGCAGCTTCCACGATCAAGAGCAACGTCCTGATCAGCGCCCTGAAGGGGCAGAACTGGAGCGAGGACGCGGCAGAGATAGCCACGACCATGAAGGAGAAATACGTCACCGCCCGGGTCGGGCTGACCAAGGACAACTGGAGCACGCTCCAGACCTACGTGGAAGGCTCCACCGGCGGCAAGGTCGCCAAGGGCGTCGGCCTCTCCAAGGAGGGCTGGGCAACCGTGCAGGCATACGTCAACGGCTCCGCAGGCGGCGCGGTGGCCAAGGCCGTGGGCCTGTCCAAGACGGGCTGGACCACCCTGCAGAACTACGTCAACGCCAGCCCCGGCGGCGCCGTGTCCAAGGGCGTCAGCCTGTACCGTGACGGCTGGTCGACCGTCTCCGGCTGGGTCAACAACTACCTGGGCAGCGGCCTCCGGGTCGGCGTTACACTGGCAGCAGGCGCGGCACGGTACGCGGCCTCCGGCGGTTACATCACCAACGGCGAGCTGAAGTCCTGGGGCGTTCCCCAGTACGCAGGAGGCACCACCAGAGCACACGGCACCATGTTCGTGGCCGGGGAAGCCGGTGCGGAGATCGTCGGAAACATCAACGGCCGGACGGAGATCCTGAACCGGTCCCAGCTGGCCTCCGTCATGTACGCGGCAGTAGTGTCCGGCATGGCGCGGGTCCTGGCTCCGGCGGTGACCGTCCTGGACCGGATCGCGGACCTGCTGGCCGGGCCGCAGCTGGCGGCAGCCGGCTCCGCGGTGGCCGCTGGCGTGGTCGTCCCGCCGCAGTTCACCCGTGGCGGCTCTGACCGTCTGGGGCAGATCGCCGACATGCTGGACCGGCTGGAGAGCCATCTGGGCGGAGGCGCCGGTGGCGGGTCGTACCAGTTCACCGCGCAGCTGAACCGGCGGACCATCTTCGACGAGATCATCACGGAGGCCCAGCTCCGGCAGGCGCAGACGGGGCGGAACCCGTTCAACTTCTAAGGGAGGGCAGACAATGGCCCAGAACAAGATTATGATCAACGGCTGGAGCGGAACGCCCCAGCCGGACAGCGGCCTGGAGTTCGCCTTCGAGACCACCTACAGCAGCGACAGCACGCGAGTGGTGACCGGGCCGCTGAACTTCTCCCCGCTCTTCACTGTGGAGCGGTACAGCTACACCCGGAGCGGGATCCGGTCGGCAGACCTGGCCACCCTGCTCCAGAACATCGTGGGGAGGACCTTCCAGCTGACCCGGTTCTCTCCCTACTACGGCGCATGGAGGACGGACACCTTCTACGTCGGCCAGGGCTCCCTGCAGATCGGGGAGCTGGACGACACTACGGGCGTCTTCGACAGCGTCAGCTTTAACATGATAGGGGTGAGCCCGATATGATCAACGTATCAGAGGCATGGCTCGAAGCCATGCAGACCGGCACGCGGTACTACCCGACGGCGTCTCTGACGCTTGCCAGCGGCACCGTGCTCAGTCTGGCAAAGGGCGACTTCATGATCGACAACAACGGCTACACCGACGGTGCAGGAGCCAACGCCCTGCCCGTGGGTGCCGCCATCTGCCGGACGATCCGGCTGGAGCTGGCAAACGCGGACGGGCGCTTCACCGGCACGGACTTCCAGGACGCCGTCTGCCGCCTGTCCCTCAACGTGGACCTGGCGAGCGGCACGGAGGCCGTGGCCGTCGGTGTGTTCACCCTGGGCAAGCCGGAGACCTTCGGCGAGACGGTGATCATCAACGGCCAGGACGACATGCACAAGGCTGACCGACCCTACACTACAGCGCTGACCTACCCGGCCACCGCTCTGGCGGTCCTGCAGGAGGCGTGCTCCGCCTGCGGGATCACGTTCACCGCTACCAGCATCCCCGCCGGCACGTTCAGCATCCCGGAGGCACCCAGCACCCAGCTGACCTTCCGGAGCGTGATCGGCTACGTGGCGGGCCTGTCCGGTGCCTGTGCGCGGATCAACCGGCTGGGCGTGCTGGATGTCGTCGCCTTCGATTGGGGCGCTCTGGCGGCACAGAGAGCCGCACAGACGGCCAACGGCATCCACGACCTGACCCGCTACACGGAGCTCCAGATGGAGATGCAGGACGTGACGGTGACCGGCGTCAAGGCGGAGATCTACGACAACGAGACCGGAGGCACGTCCGAGCTGCTGATCGGATCGGAGGGATACACCCTGACCATCGACAACCCACTGATTGCAGGCCAGGAGCAGACAGCGCTGGCCACCATCGGCGCGGCGCTCATCGGCGCGCAGTTCCGGATCCTCCGGCTGGACCACGTGGCGTATCCTCTGGCGGAGTTCGGCGACGGCTGCCGGATCACCGACAAGACCGGCGCCTACGTCTACACCGTGATCACCGACGTGGACTTCACCTTCCACGGCTTCACCGTGCTGACCAACAGCGGCGAGGCGCCGGAGCGTGCCATGGCGACGTACACCGCGCCGGACACCTCCGCACTGGTCAAGGCTGCCGCGCTGGTGAAAAGCGAGAAGACGGCGCGGGAGGCGGCTGTGGAGGCTCTGGCTCAGCAGCTGGCAAGCTCCGGCGGGATGTACGAGACGACGGAGGCGGCAGCAGGCGGAGGCACGATCTACTACCTCCACGACAAGCCCACGCTGGCCAGCTCCCTGGTGGTGCTCAAGCTCACCGCCGAGGCGCTGGGGATCAGCACGGACGGCGGGCAGACCTATCCGGCGGGCTGGGACTTCGTGACCGGCACGACGATCACCAACACCCTGCAGGCTGTAGGCATCAACGCCGACTGGATCAACACCGGCGCCCTGACCGTCACGGACGCGGACGGGAACGTCCTGTTCAAAGCGGACGCGACAGTCAAGACCGTGCAGATCGCTGAGTTTACGGTAAGCTCGGCTGGGCTGAGTTACCAGCATCAAGACAAAGACGTAGTTATTCAGGGCCTTGGCATTATTGCCGGGTGGAACACCTCCGCAGGACGTGGCGAGACCCGCCTGGACCCTGTCGGCGTGGATTTCAGGCAGAAGCTCTCTACAGCCGCCGCGTCGCATAGTGTCCTGCGCTTCGCCGTGCCGGCAAGCGCTGACCTTGCGCCGGACCGGGCGAATGTATTCTATTTGGACAACATCGCGGAGCAGTATTTTCAGCAGTCAGACGGCACACCGACGAAGGGGGTCCACATACGCACCACGTTCACAGAGCCCGTTGCCCTAAACGCCGGCGTCTACGGTGAACTGAGCGTTTCTGGCAACATATCGAGCAGTAACAATCTTTCCACCACGCAAGACGGGGCAATTGGCGGAGATCTGCAGGTCGGCGGCGGCATCACCATGAACGGCGTCGGTGTGATGGGGCTGAAAGCCGTGCTGACGTCAGCCGAAGATCTGAACGACATCACCGACCAGGGTATCTACTACCAGCCAAGAAGCGCACAAGCGACCACGGCGCACAACTACCCCGTCAGATATGCTGGTTATCTTGAAGTGATAACCGCCGCCGGCTTATACGGTTCCAGCGCAGAGATCATTCAGCGCTACACTGCCTACCGGCGCAGCGCAAGCGTGCTCCCGGAGACGTTCACGCGGGCCAGATCGGGGTCGACGTGGACCGCATGGACACCCAAACCCGACGCGGATCTGTCCCTGACCCACGCCGCGAACAGCTACGTCAACGCGACCGACTTCACCCGAATGCTGGCATACCGCAGGAACAACCTCAACATCCTGGCGGGCAATCTGATGTTGACCAACTCCCTGCCGTCAAACGCCACGTTCGTGACTATCGGGACCATTAACGACTGGAGCGCAATAACATCTGTCAGCGTTGTCGCACCTGCTCAAAACGGTTCCGGAGCGATTCTGGTCAACATATCCGATGCTGGAGTAGTACAGATTTACAACGGTTCAGGAGCGGCGGCGACCGGCTTCCACCGATTCTCCTTGACCGTGCCATCGTCGTCATCCTGACCGGAGAGAGGGCGGTGAGACGATGACAGAAATCATAATAGCGGTGGTCGGCGGACTGCTGGGCGGCTCAGCCGTGGCGGCGCTGATCAACCAGATCGGGGAAGGCGTGCGGCAGAAGCGGAAGCTCAAGGCGGACGCGGAGAGCGGCGAGAGCAAGGATCTGCAGACGATCAAAACGGCCCTGCGCTACGTCATGCTTGACCGGATCCGCTACCTGGGCCAGTGCTACGTCCACGACAAGGACGTGGACTTCGACGACCGCAGGATCCTCAACGAGATGCACAGCATCTACCACAACGGCCTGGGCGGCAACGGCGACCTGGACATCCTGATGCAGGAAGTCAACCGGCTGCCGATCCGGGCGAAGATCTGAAGGGAGGCAAAACCCATGACGAAAGACTTCATCAAGGCGGCGCTGATCCGCGCCCTGCACACGGCAGCGCAGACGGCGATCGCCACTATCGGCACCACGGCCATGATCCAGGAGGTCAACTGGCTGGCGGTGCTCTCCACCGCGGCCATGGCGGCGATCCTGTCCCTGCTCAAGAGCGTGGCGGTCGGACTGCCGGAGGCGCCCCTGCCGAAGGACGGAGGCGACGGCGATGAGTAACAGCAGCCTGATCGCTTATACCAAGCTCAGCCCGAACAACAGCGGCAAGCGGAAGTACCCGATCACCAAGATCACCATCCACCACATGGCTGGAAACCTGTCCATTGAGCAGTGCGGCGAGCTGTTCAGCCGCTCCAGCACCGGAGCCTCCACCAACTACGGCATCGGCTCCGACGGCCGGATCGCGCTCTACGTGCCGGAGGACAAGCGCGCCTGGGCGTCAGCTGACTTCGACAACGACAACCGGGCGGTCAATATCGAGGTGGCCAACGACGGCGGAGCCGCCTCCAGCTGGCACGTGAGCAGCGCAGCGCTGACCTCCCTGGTCGCCCTGTGCGTGGACATCTGCCGGAGGAACGGGATCAAGCGCCTGGACTACACCGGGAACAAGTACGGGAACCTGACCATGCACTGCATGTTCATGGCCACGGCCTGCCCGGGTCCCCATCTGAAGCAGCGCTTCCCCTGGATCGCCGACAAGGTCAACGCCCAGCTGGAGGGCAAGGCCAGCCCGGCACAGACCACAGCACCGGCGGCGCCTGTCACGCCGGAGGGCTATCCGGCGCCCCAGAAGCTCCGGCAGCTGAGCCGGGACGACAGCGCCACCACGGCAGACGCGCAGGTCAGCGCCCTGCAGACGCTCCTGGCGCTCAGGGGCCACAAGCTGACCACGGACGGGCTGTTCGGCCCGGCTACGGAAAAGGCCGTCAGGGCCTTCCAGAAGGCCCAGAAGCTGACCGTGGACGGGATTGTCGGCGTCAATACCTGGACCGCTCTCCTGGGTGCCAGCCTGCCCACGCTCAGCGTGGAGGACTTCGGCGCGCAGGCAGACGACCGGGTCCGGGTCATGCAGGCCCTCCTGGCGCTCCGCGGCTTCTCCTGCGGCAAGGCAGGAGCGGACGGGTGGTTCGGCGCGGACACGCTCAAAGCCCTGCAGCGGTTCCAGAAGAAGAGCGGCCTGGCGGCGGACGGCTACTGCGGCCCGCTCACCTGGTCGGCGCTCCTGGGCGCATAAAGACAGAGCCCACCGAGGAGATCCCGGTGGGCTCTTTTTACGTTTCCGCAGTGTCGCGGCTCCGGATCCGGAGGAAGCCGCTGGCCTCCGCCAGCAGCAGCCTGATGTAGTCCGGCGGCTTGCGCTCGCCTCGCGACCAGTCTTGCACCGTGCGGTACGGGATGCAAAAGCGCAGGTGGCACTGCGTGATGGTCAGACCCATCAGCTGGAGGAGCCGGTCGAAGGGAACGTTGACCACGTCCCACAGCTTCCCCAGCTCCTCGGCCAGGGCCAGATCAACCGGGGCCTCCGGATCGGCGGCGAACATGGACGAGAGCGTCCAGTCGTTGACGAAGATCTCGTGGCCCTGCCGGAGCGCGTCGGTGTAGAGTGTGTGCATCTGTTTGTCAGTCATTGTTCTGTCCTCCCGTCAGTTGAACTGCGCGTAGTATTCGAGCTCCGCCATGCGGTCGTTGATCGCGTCGGCGATCTGCTGCATGGTCATGTGGCAGCTGGTGTTGCAGATCTTGACGATCGCCCGGTCGGCGTATTCCGTCCAGGTGTTCTGGCCCAGGCTGTACTGCTCACGGGTCCAAACTTCGCCGGTGCTCCGGTCGTAGAAGATCTCTACGTAGTGGCCGGAGAAGTGGCCATAATCCTGTGTCGCGCCGCTGGCCTTCTTCAGGCCGCTGATCTTTCTCCCGTGGGTGTTGGTCGTCATTGTTAGGCCACCTCCAGCGTGTTGTACTTGTGCGGGAAGTACTTGCCGGTCTGGTTGTCGATGTAGCCGTAGTCCTTCTTCACGTAGTGCTTGCTGTTGTCGCGGGTCTCCACCAGGGAGAAGTAGGTGCGGGATTTGCCGTAGTTTTCCCAGTCACGGGCGACGGCCTCGGTGTGGAAGCCGTTGTCGTGGGCGTTTGCCTCGGCGGCGATAGCGTTCAGTCTGTCAATCAGGTTAGCCTTTGTCATTGTTTTTCCTCCTTGTTTTTTTTTTTTTCGGTTTGTTTGCTTTCTGTGTACATAATACACGCAGTGCGTGCATTTGTCAACCCCTTTTTTGAAAAATTTTTTTGACGCGTCTCAGACGCAGACCGACAGCGGGACCAGCAGCAAGATCCAGTCATCGACGACAACCGGCTGCCGTGTTCGGATACCACCACGCGACCCCCACCAACGATCCGGTATCCGAACACCGGAATGGGGTCCGCGTTCTCTGATATTGTAGGAGATCAGCGCCTCTCCGTTCCGGAGTTCGACCCGGTACACAAACGTATCGACAAGCCGGTGCCGGAACGTCGTGTCCGTGACGTCACCGGCGCGAAAAGACTGCAGCCATGCCCGGACCACCTCAGCGGTGAGCCGGGGCTTTTTTATCTCCGCGCGCGTGATTGCGGCCTGCAGGTCGTCCTCCTCATCCTCCAGCGCCCGGATCCGCGCACCGGTGCCCCGAGGCGCGTCGCCTTCTTCCACCAGTTGGAAGAGGGCGTTTATTTTTTTGCGCACCTGGGCGAGGTTTTCCCGCAGCCGTGCCGTGGGGTCGTTCTGCAGGTCGGCCTCCTGGACCTCCAGGATGCGCTGTGTGAGCGTTTCAATCATCTCGTCGGTCAGTACCCGGGAGATCGTCTCCCGCACGACGACGTCCTCCAGCGCCTCCTGGCGCACCGCACGGAGCTGGCAGGGATCCGCGCCGCGCTTCTTCGCGGGGCATTTGTAGTAACGATACACGGCGCCGGACTTCCCCTTGCCACTGTCCGCCGCCAGCATCCGGCCGCAATAACCGCAGAAGCATTTGCAGCTGAGGAGGTAGTCTACCTTCGCCTTGCCTGCGGCATTGTTCCGGGAGGTCCTGAAGTGCTCCGCTGCCTCCCGGAAGGTGGCCTCGTCGATTATCGGCTCCACCTCCAGGTCCACGCCCTGGACGGTGAAGATCCCCAGGTACCGCTCGTTCCGGAGCATCCGCCCCACGACGCCGTAGCTGATCGGCTTCCCACGCTGGCCGGTGACGCCGGCATCCCGGAACAGGGCGACCAGCTCCGGCATCTTCGCGCCGGCATTGTGCATCCGGAACGCCTCCCGGACCAGTGCAGCCGTCGGCTCGTCAACCACGATCCGCCGGTCGGCGTCCACCTTATAGCCGAGCGGGAGCGGGCCGCCGCAGTACAGACCCTTCTTGGCCGTCTCCCGCAGGCCCCGGGTGACCTTCTGCTGGAGGTCGGCGCTGTAATACTCCGCCAGACCCTCGAGGAGCGATTCGAGGAGGATCCCCTCCGGACCCTCCGGCACACTCTCCCGGGCATAGAGGAGCGACACCCCGGCACGCTTCAGCCGGAGCTTGCTCAGCGCTATGTCCTGCCGATCCCGCCCGAAGCGGTCCACCTTCCAGACGATCACCGCGTCGAAGCGGTGTCGGTCCGCGTCCTGGAGCATCCGCTGGAACTCCAGACGGCCGTCCACGCTCCTGCCGGAGATGTGTCGGTCTGCGTAGATCTCCACGATCTGGAGCCCGTTCTGATCGGCGAAGGCCCGGCAGTCTGCTACCTGGCCCTCGATAGACTGGTCATTCTGCCCCGGCCCGTCAGAGTACCGGGCATAAATCGCCGCTGTTTTCATTTCTTTGCGCCTCCAATCTGCGGAGACCTGCCCGCCAGCTCCTGCAGGAGGTAGGCCAGATACAGCCGCGCGTTTCGCTCCAGCTGCACCACGTCGTCCTCTGTGATTTCATAAGCGGCCCGGCGGCCTTCGTGCAAGATCACATAGGCGTCCTCCGGATCGTAGGTGATGGCCCAGCCCAGGAGATTGATCTGCTGCTCCAGGAAGAAGGCGAAGGGCTCCCGCCTTTCGTCGTCAGCAGGCCAGCCCATCAGCACCTCCGGGGAAAGCGAAAGCGCGGAGGCGAAGGCATCAACCTTAGACCGGGGAACGTCTGCTGCGCCTGCCTCGATCTTCGCGATGGAGCTCTTGTTCTTGTAGCCCAGGATCTCAGCCAGGCGCTCCTGCGTAAGGCCGAGCTCTTCACGGCGGGCCCTGATCTTTTCGCCGATTGTACTCATAATAAAAGCCCTCCTTTTTTCAAGCATAACAGGAAGTAGAAAAAATTTCAACAAATTTTAGGAAAAACTATTGACACGTCCCCCGGCCAGTGCTATTATGTGCCCATGGGATGAAAAAATTTCAACACAACACCACCGAAAAGGTGGGAAATATTCAACAAAGGAGACCACCACCATGATGAGAATCGAATTTGAACAGCTGACAGGGATCTACCCCAGCACCGAGCTCTACAGAGCGATCGAGAGGGAGTACATCGAGCAGGACGAGGACAAGACCGTCTTCTGCGAGCGGTACAAGAACAACACCGACGGACTGGCCGTGAAGATCCAGCAGGCCGCATGGGCCGACGCCTGCGAGGAGCTGGACCGGCAGACCCGGAAGCACATCGAGCACGAGCAGTCCGTCGCCGAGCTTGAAAAGCGGATCGACGAGCTCAACCGGCAGATCGCGAAGCTGGAGGCCAAGCTGGAGAAGGAGCAGGAGTGGCAGCCCTGCGAGATGGAGGAGAACGTCAGCCAGGCCGCCTACGAGAGCCTGGCCAGCTCCGGCAGAGAGATGAGCGAGGACGAAGCCAAGCAGCTGATCTGGGAAGAGTTCGGCTTCGACAAGGACAAGATCCGGATCGTGTACAGCGTGCCGGGCTACGAGATCAACCGCCACGGTAAGAGACGCAGAACCGCCCAGGAGATCGAGCGCCGCCCCTTATATGAGGCCACCGACTGGAACTACGTCCGCTTCGACTGCGCGGGCTGGTGCTGGGAGATGTACAACGGAATGCTTCGGCCCTTCATGCACTGAGGGGCCGGAGGAAATAAAGAGAAGGAGGCAACAGCATGTACAACCTGAAACTGACAGACAAACAGTACGCCACGATCTACACCGCCCTGCGCCTGGAGCGCCTGCGGAACTGGGGCGGAGACGAGGGGATCGTGAAGCAGATCCAGGACGCCATCGACGCCCTGGTCAAAGCAGAGAGGAGGGTCACGGAATGACAAATAACCGCACACCGTTCACACCGAAGGCGGGGCAGAAGTGCCTCAATGACAACGGCACCGTCTACACCTGCCTGCGATCCTGGCCGGGAGATCTCCCCGGCGAGGCGATCATGCAGAGCCCAGGCGGCTGGACATTCACCGCCCACGGATGCGGCCTGTATGACGACGGCACGATGGACTGGGATTACAGTACCGGCGGGAGCTTCGAGGAGGTGAGAGCGTGAACAGAGAAAGACGCGAGCGGCTCAAGAAAGCGCAGGCGCTCCTACAGCAGGCCAACGAGATCCTGGCAGAGGTGGGGGACATGGAGGAGGAAGCCTTCGACAACATGCCGGAGGCTTTCCAGGAAGGCGAGAGAGGCGAGAAGATGCAGGAATACATCGACACGCTGGACGAGGCCATCAGAGAGCTGGACGACCTGATCGAGACTTTGGAGGAGGTTATATTCGGATGATGGACATGGACGCGGCCG